ATCCTAATGCTAGAGCGAAGATGAGGGCGGCTGATGCAGCACTGGCGGCGCTGTTTGCCGCGTCCGTTGCACTGGTGTCAGCTTCGCCTGCTTTTGTGGTCGAAATGCCCGCTTGATTTGTGGCGATGACAGCCTGGGTGGTAGCTTCAGTTTCACTGTTGGCTGCGGCGGTGGCATCGAGACCTGTCTGAACACGGTCAGCGGCGGTGGATGCTACATCGTTACCCGTCTGGACACGGTCTGCTGCTGTAGCCGTGGCATCATTGCCTGTCTGAACTCTGTCAGCGGCTGTCGCTGTAGCATCTGCACCTGTTGCAATTCGATCGGCTGCGGTGGCGATAGCGTCTTGCCCTGTGGCGATCCTATCCAATGCGGTCTGGGCTGCATCAAGACCAGTCTGCACCCGATCAGCCGCGGTGGCGGTGGCGTCTGCATCTGCCTCGCTTGCCTTGGTAGTGGCAATGCCCGCTTGCGTCGTTGCCGTCTGAGCGCTGGTCGCCGCTGCGGTCACGTCGCCGCGCACATGGGACATAATCACAAAGTTGGTGCCGTCGAACCGGACCTCCAAGATTGCGCCTGATAACAGGTCATTCGCTGCCGGGTCGGTCCCGTCCGTGCGCTTGATCGATCGCGGCCCCAAGCCGTCGATGTCCAGCGTGGCGGCGCCCGTGTTGCTGTGCGTCAACTTGAGCACAATCTCTTGCCCCTCGACATAGCTGGTCAGGGCGACAGGCATTGTGGCAACAAACGTATTGCCGGTGCCGGTCTCAACCCCAAAAGTCACCTTACCAGAGGCCAGAGAGGCAGCGGCAGGCAGCCTGTCAAACCCTACCTCAACGGCATTAAACTCGGCGCTTACGTTTTCAGCGCGAGCCTTGGTGTGGCGCGAAAAAGCTGTAGGCGTAAAATAGTCGTTGCTCATCTTAGCTTCCTTCTCTGCGAGTAAAAGATTGTCAGGGTCGAAAGCGTGTGCGGCTCTTCGGTTGCCGTTTCGGAAATAAAGACGATAGACACGTTTTCACCAATGCCGCCCAGGTCCGCGAAGGCTTGGCCTTCTACGCTGTTCGACCACTGAAATTCGTTCCAGAGCGCCTCATCCCAAAACCCACCCTGCCCACGGAAGATGAAGTTGCTTTCAACCGCAGTGAACTGATCCGGCGCACCATAGTTATAATCGGCGGTAATCCTGATCGCAGCGGTCTGGCCGCCCGATTTACCCTCTAGGCGGCAACTGTGATAGCGCTTCTCAATGTTCGGCATGTCTTGGTGATCGAAGGATAGGCGCAAGTATGCCTCAATTGCCTCGCCGTCGAAGCTGGTGCCACGATCAAGCTGATAGACAAAGCCATCTTTGCCAGCCGCCAGAAGAACCTCTGTTCCGTCCGTGTCCTCGCCCGAGTGCAACGCGTGCGGCACGAAGCCAAGGCTTATCGGCATGACCTCGGCGTTCTTGCGACCGAAGTAAACGACAAAGCCTGTGCCGTCCGAGTAGATGATGCGGTACTGGTCCCGGGCCCGAACCCGCAGTGCCGCAATCGGGACCAGACCTGAATCTCGTTTGCCAGAAAAAAGGGTTTCGACTAGCTGGGTGATTGTTCCCATGCTCCAGTCGCCGTAGCTCTGCACCGCCGTCATGTCACGCAAGCCCTGATCGTCAAGGAAGATCGGCTTGTCGATTATCTCCAATGTGTTTTCGACGGATCCACTGTCTTGGCTGACCGACTTCAAGACGAACTCCGCAGCGCTCGTACCAACAATGTAGCCGATCTTGTTGCGCCCGGTGACAATCAGGCTGTCTCGGTACTCGGACTTCATGCCCGTGATCGTCTGGCCAAACCCGATTTCCCCAGCGCCTGATATCACGCTGAAAACAAGAGGGTCGCCAATGCCCGAGTGCTGTAGAGAACCGCCCGCGAAGGCAAGGAACAGGTGAAACTTCTGGATTCCGATGTGCAAGGGCTTGTCCAGCGCATCACTCAAGCCGGTTTTTATTGGCGCGAGTACCGTGCCATCCCATTCATGGGCGTTTCCGACGCCATTCACGAAGTACAGGCGTTCAAAGGACTCGGTGGCGTAGAAGTTGCTTGTTTCCGTGCGGTAGGTTCCGCCGGGGGGCAAGGTTATTGGTATTGCCCCGCTTGTTGCATCCGCATCGCCACTGGCTGAGAATATGTCCTCACCGGATACGAATGTGCCCGTGATATTGGACAGTACAAGGTATCCGATCCCATCCACGCTGTAAGCGCCGCTTTGAAGCGCGACGCGCTCAATCGTTGCCGTTGCGCCTGACGTTGTGCCCGTAAGTGTCTCACCCTCAAAATATTCAGAGTGGGCGACCTTGTTGGCCGCGAATTTTATGTACGACCCAAAGGTTTGCAAGACCCATCCGGCGTCGGTCGCCTTGAACATCTGGCCAGCCGTGGCGTCTTCGTTGTCGCGCCAGCAATACTTATCGCCTTGGTGCGTCGCCACGCCGCGCACGGGACCAGATCCCGGCGGCTTGGCAATCATGGCGCGGTGTGCGGCGGTAACGGCGGCTCGATAGGTCGCGTCGTCGGCGTCGTTGCCTGCTGCGTTTGCATCACTGGCGCTCAAGCTCGTCGCTACCGTCACGGCGGAAACCTGCAAGGCTTCGCCAGAGACAAAGGCACCGGTGACCAGATAGAGGACAATCGAGCCCTCTGCGTCAGATCCTGCCCATGATCCGCCTGTCAGTGTCGCGTCATAGAGCGCGGTAGCCGTTGCGCCGGAGGTCACGCCCGTCAGGACGTCACCGGCCACAATTGCGGTCGATCCAGCCGTGAAGGCAATTTCCGCATAGTCGGGCTCGCTGGGCGCGCGCTGGCCGTCGAAACGCTCATAACCTGGAACCCGCCGGTAACCACGAACCTCAGTCTCGTAGTTCAGGGCAGAGATAGCAAACCCCGGCTTAATCATCATGGCAGGCGTGACAACATCAAGCCCGCCTGAAAGCACAATGGTTTTGCTGCGGCGGCTCATGCGAGGGGCCCCGCCAGCGTAAGCGTGGGAATATTCTCGTTCACCATAGCGCGTTTCAGGGCATCGTAACGGCCTTGATAAATCTGTATCTGCTCGAACGCCTCGTCGTAGGTGCACATATGGACCAGCGCCGCCCACATGATTGCATCATGGAAACGCACCGGCATTTCCGGCACGTCAGAGTTAAGCGTGAGGTTCTGGGGGGCCATGTAGTATTGGCCCTTCAACACATGGTCGGCGTCGGGCGTCGGGTGCAGCACAATCCTATCCTGCGGGTTGATCGCAAAATAAGCGGGCCTGCCTGTCTTCAAGGACTCGGCGCCCATCTTGAAGGTGCGCTTAAACTTGTCGTAGCTGCGCTCCATCAAGAACGCTTCTTCGCTGACGCCATCGGCGACCGGATAGCAACTGATGTGTTCAAGCCCGTCGTTAGGTATGATCCAGTGCCCGAACCGATCGGCATCAATGCCAAGGTCCGTCGCCGCGAAGGAACTGATACCGTTTAGCGCGGTGCCCTCGAACTCCGCTGTCAGCCAGCGCCAATCGTCCCGGGCGTTCTGAATGTCGCGGTAGGCTTGTCTCACCCAATTGGCGAAGAGGGCGACCCTGCCCGTCTGGTTTTCCACACTCAAGATAGAGTTGTATGCTGGCACGGTTCCGCTTTCGCGGGCCGCGTCCTTCACAAGTTTCAAGAATGTGGTCATGGGCAGGGTCGCTCCTTAAAAGTCGTTCAGGCAGTCTGGTACGGGTAGGACATAACCTTGCGCGGCTTGCTCAGGCCACCCAGATCAATCCCGTTTTCGGACCTCTGGCCTTTGAACTCCTCATAGACGAACTCCTCGGCGTTTTTCAGAATCTCTACGTAGGGCTCGGGCACCCAAGAAGGCACCCCACGGCCAATCAGGATAACGCGGCCATTAAGACCAACCTGAACCGAATCCGAACCACCAGGTCGGTCAGATTCGGGGATAAGGATGCGGTGCTCTGGCGTGCCATCTTCACCGATCCGGTAACTGGGGTTCCCTTCGGCCATAGAGAACGGCGCGGTGGGCGTGTCGGGCACGGACATATCGGGGATGCTGTCAGATGAATACCCAGCCTCAGAAATACGGCTCATCATCATATGACAAGTTTCGCGGCCAACGATTTCGAGGCCCAGAACGATCGAGGCGAAGTCGCGCAGTTGCTTGGCGTCGGCTTCGGCAATCAGGATGCGTGGCTTGCTCATGCGGCACCTTCTTTCGTGAACTGCACGTCGCTGTTGTTCAGCGCGTCCATCGCCTCATTCGGCACCAGTGTAGGTATGCCGATCGGCAGGGAATATTTGCCAATGCCCAGAACAAAGACGGGCACAGGATCACACTGCGCTTTCGTCACCGTAACTGTGGTGTAACCGGGCTTGGGTGCAGCTTCGCCAGTTTCGCCAGCTTCGCCGGTTTCGCCGACCTGTGCGGCGGCGGTGAGGACCTCGGGGTCTTGCTCCGACTTGTCGAGAAACTCTGCCCAATACTCGTCGCGCTCGCTTGCACTCGAAGGTTCAAAGCCGTCAGCTTCAAGCACAAGGTTCAGCGCAGCGACGTCAGGCTTTCCGGCTTTGGTGAAGTCTTCTTCACTGACCTTGAGCATTGCTGCCAAGACCTCAGATTTACGGTCACTCATAGCAACCTCCTATTTGGGTGGGTGGGGGTGGTGCCGGGAGTGGTTAGCCCCCGGCGCGGGGCTTACTCGTCGCCCCAGATCGTGTAGTGGATGACCTCTGCGGCCACGTTCACGTCCGCGTCCGCGCCGATTGTGACGCCCTTTGGGGTCGTGCCAGTGACGCCAGCGTAAAGCGACACGCCGTTCGCTGTGATGAAGGATACGGTGCCTGCGGTGACGGTCTTTACACCGGACGCCGCGGCCATCGTGTCGGTCCAAAGCAAAGTTGCCAAGCCGGTGACGTTCAGGATTTCGACCCGAGACGGGGTAAAACCCAGAGGGATATCAATAGCTGCGCCGGTGCCCGTGACGGTCCCGGTAATCATGTGACCCTTGAAAGACATGGGACACTCCTTTCAGAAATGTGAGGGGGGTATCGAAAAGGGGGGGCAATCATCTGCCCCCCCTCTTGTATTTTGGTCGCCTATCTGGCTTCCGGCCTCAGATTAGAGGGCGGTGACAGCCACCTCAAGACGCGCCATCCATGCTTCGTTCAGGCGAACCGAAACGAACCACGTTTTCCAGCCCACGTAACCGCGCTGGCCCAATGGGTCATCCTTGGTTTTCTGGTTGACCGGGATGATCGTGGGCGAAACAGCGCCTTGGCCGCGCAGGGCGACGGTCCCGAACGCTTCCTTGCCAAAGTACAGCACGGGGTAAACGTCGGCGTTGGTGTCGTCGGTCGAAACCATTGCGCCCTTGGCACCACCAGCAGACAGGAACGGATCCAGATCGGGCGAAAGGACGTAGCGCACGTCTTCGACCGAGCCAATTTCCTCGTCGCACATGGGCTTGCGCGTGCCGTATTCTGCCACTGTGACAAAACCGGCCATGTTGCGAATGTCGCTTTCAAGGTCGGTGTGGGCCACGGCGACATAGGCGGCTTCGATTGCCCGTGTCTCGTAGTCAGGGGAAGGCGACAAAATCTTGGTGATCTTCATCGCCTTCTGGGATTTCAGGCCGCGCGTAACGGCCCGCTGCTTTGCCAAGCTGAGTGGCGTGTTCACCGCGGCGCGGCTAACGCCGTTGGAATAGAACACGTTGGTCCCTGCTTTGACGACGCCGTAGGTCAGCGCTTCAATGGTGCGGCCAATGTTCTCGCCGCACTGTTCGGTCGCATCGTTCAACACCGGGTCTTCGTGGGTGTCTTCGATAACGTCGGTGATCCCGACAACCTGACCGTACTGCTTGAGCGTGGCGAGCACGTCCTCGTAGGCAAATGCGGTGGTAGACGGTGTGACGCCTTCCAACAGGGGAGTTGTCACGGCGTCGAACACTTTGGGACGACGGAACTTGATGCTGGTTGACTTGTTCTTCGGCATCTGCTTGGTCAGGCCGAGCTTGTCGAGAATAGTGGTCGGTCCGGCATGCTTCAACATCATGCGTTCGGCATAGACGTTGGTACGCTGGCTAATGCCAACGTCTGTTGATTTTACAGTCATGGTGTGACCCTTTCAAGGTCTGGGGATTAACTGCCCTGCGAGCGTTTGCGATCGATGCGCGCGGCGTATTCCCAGTGACCGGCATCGTTGTCGCTATCCCGTGGTGGGACAGATGTGACACGCTGCTTGTTATGGGAACGGTTTACCTGAGCGCCATCAAGCTGGCGTTCGCGTCGGGCGTTTATCCGATTTTGGTTTGAGTTTGCGGGGGCATTGGGTGCTTCCAAGAGGGACTGCTTGAACAATCCGACGAGATAGGCAGCCTCTGATCCATCCACGATTTCGGCCTTGTTGCGGGCGTAGATTTGGCGAAGGTCTGACGGCTGATCATCAACCCAAGCTGCAAAAGAGGCTTGTTCGCGGCTGATAAGCTCATATCCGTCTGGGTGTTCCTTCTCGAAAACCATTTCCTGTGCGCGTTTAAGCTCGGTCAGGCGTTCGGTCTTCGACTCCAAGTCACGCTGCTCGTTGCGGGAAAGGTCATCAAACCGCTTGGCGAGTTCCTCAACGCTATCGGCCAGTGGGCCAATGACGTCTCCATACTCTTCCTTTGCGGCGTCCAACCGTTCCTTGCTCGTTTTCAGGCGGGCGTCGTCTTCTGGTGTCCGTCGCGTAGTCTTCTGGGCGGCAGATACCTCGGACTTGAGGCGTTCGATCTCTTTGCGGCTTGCTTGCGTCCGTCCTTTCTCGCTGTCGAGGCTGTGTTGCAGGCGTTCAACCTGCGCCCTTAGAGCATCGGGGTCCGTGCCAACGGTGTCGTCACCATCGTCCCCGTCGTTGTCGTCTGAGGGGTCTGGCTTGTCCGTGTCGTCGTCGCCGTCGTCGCTCTGGTGGTCGTCCAGGTCGTCGTCGTCGTCGCTTTCTTCACGGATAGTCTGCCAAAGCTGCTCGTCTGAACTCTCGATTTCGTCGGCCACTTTTGCGGCGGGCTCAATCATTGTGTCGGGATTGCTCATGGGTAGGCACCTTATAAAAACGTCAACGGGCGCAGCAGGGGGGCTACGTCGGTCGGGTTTGGTCTGTCTTGGTGACAGTGTTCGGGCGGCGTCATTGCGGCCCTGCACACACGCCGTTCAGATGAACGGAACGGTCGTGTCTGGTTCTGGTTCAAGCTCTGCGGCCCCGTCCTCTACGGACTTGATCAGGCGGCGCAGCTCGGAAATTCTACCGCGTAGGCTGGCGGTCTCGATGGGCTCCACGTCTTGCTCCAAACGCTTTTGAAGCGCAGACAAGCGGTCCACCAGATAGCTGAGAACAAGGGTCCATGTCGGCCCCTCATGGTCGATGATAAGCCGGGTGTTCACACGGAACCCCCAGCGCTCTTGCCAGTCTTCTCTTGCATCGCCACTTCGACGGCGAGGCGGCGCTCACTGGCTTGATCGGATGCGCCACTGGACGCAACCTTCTGGTCAAGCTGTTCGCGGCTCATGTTCAGGGTGGCGGCAAGGCGCTCCATCGCTGTGTCATAGTTTAGCTGGGCAATCTCAACCCGGCGGTCCCACTCCATGTTTGCCATTTCGACCTTGGACCCGAGTTCCTTCTCGCGGAACGCAAGCTCTTGCTGGGCAATCTCGTTGGCCTGCATCTGTGCGGCGGCCATAGGATCGGCTCCTGCGTCGGCCTTGCTTTTCTCGAACTCGCGTTCGGAAAGAAGGATTTCGTCGGCGGCGATCATGTGGGCACGGAAAATCTGCTTTAGAAGATCACCTTTCTTGAGGCGTGGACCATATTCGGGGTGGTCGCCAAACTGCAAAGCGATCATCAGAAGGTTCTGGGCCTGCATTTCTCGCACCAAAAGGACGCTCGATCCACGTGCTTGGACCTCATAGTCGCCCTTAATCGCTTCCTTGTCGCTGAACTGCATGTTCCAGTGGTAGAAACGGCGGATCACGGGAACGCTAACGTCATCATCGAACATCTTCACGATGCGCCGAAACGAGACGTTGGCGCTATTCATAAGCAATGCCATGCCCTGTGCCGTCTTTGTCACGTTCGTACCTTGCTCACCCTGTGCAATCGCTGGCATCGACGTCACTTCATCAATTGCCTGGCTGGATATGCTGATGATATTGGCAAGCTCTTGCTGGTTGCTGTCGATCTTGAAAGACTGGAACGGCTGGCGGCTGTTGTTGACCTCCCCGATCCATTTCCAAATCTTGCGCGGTGTCATGCTCCACTTGCCATCGGCAGGCTTGACGGACGTGTCGTCTACCACAATCTGCGGGCCAGTGCTCAAGGCGCTGTTGTCCATCATCATCCGCCACGCGGCGTTTAGAATGGATTGCGTATCTCGCATGATGTACGGGATTCCGAACCCGAAGGGGCTCGCCGCGTCGGGCCGTATTGTGAAGATAGAATAGATGGGCTCGCCGCTGTCCAGCGGGTGAAGGGCGAAGCTCAGTGCCCTGCCATCGCAGAACCAAATCTTTGCCTGAACCTCGATCAGCGGGTCGTTGTCCTTCATGTCCTCGATCATGTCTTGATCGTCAAATGCTTCCGCCAGCGCTAACAAATCTTCCGCCTCCACCGGGCCGGTGTATTCCCAGACTTGGTACAGGTTCTTGACCGTGCCCTTGCTGTTGCCAGACAGGTCAACAAGCTCGTTCATGTAGCTTGGGGCCGTCTGGGGGTCTTGGCGCAGGATTTCCCTGACCTGATCCTTGTCAATGTCCTTGCGCTTGGCGAGCTTGCGAATCTGCTGGCGCGTCAACAGGTGACGCTCATAGAACCCCTCGCTGTCCGTAATCTTTGGAACGTCGGGGTCAGGAAAGAACGAGAACGGATCGACGGCATATGCCGCGGGCTTGTTCCCGAACTCCGTCTTGAGTTCATACGCGTCGATGTCTTTGCCGGTCTGGTCCTTGGTCTGCACCTTTGTCCAGCTTTGGCTGACCTTCTGGCCCAGCACGGGCCCCTTGATCACCCCAAAGCCGATCTTGCAGCCCCAGCCGATCATGTCGCGGGCCTCTCCCTGATACTCGCAGTGCACAAGCTGGTCGTGAATTTCATCCTGCATGAGTTCTGACCGGGCCTTGGCCTCGTTCAGAACGCCGTGCATTCGCTCTACTTCCGCCTGAACCTCGTCAAGTTCGGCGTTCGCACCATTGGCGGCGTCGGCGGCGGCCTGTGCTGCCTCTGGGTTGTTCACGGCTTCAGCCTGTGTCTTGGCGTCCATCGCCTCGGCGCTGGCCTTCTCAAGCTCGTCAATCCGCGCCTCTGCGGCCTCGGTGCCGTGCATCAGTTCAGGCACTGGCGTCGGGCTGATACCCCAAGAGCGGTCATCTGTCGGGAAGAGCAAGTCCCACAACCGGGCTTCCATCGCGTCGGTCTTGGTTGCGGTGATGTTCACGAACACCTTGGAACCTTCGATCTCTTCCAATTTCTTAAGCGTTTTGGGGTCATACATCCCATGATATTGTTGCAGGTCTTCGATCCAGCGTTGCTCTATGGGCTCACGGCGGTCAACACGGCGCTTGGCTTCCTCCTCAAACCGGGCAATGACCCCAGCGAGGCGCTCCGCAAGTGTCTCCGTGTCGCGCTCGTCACCGGATTCCGGCTCGTCTGGGACTCCCCAGCCCTGCTTTGTCATGCCGTCCATGTCAGTATCCCGCCCTGCTATCAGATATTAGCGTGGTGTCATGGGCGTGCAGCGCGGCTGGCTTGACCGAAGCAATGAGCTTCCAGGTCATAATCAGGTAACGCAGCGCGTCCATAAGGTGATCGTTCTTCTTGACTACCTTGCCGTGCTCGTCGCGGCGGTAGAGACGATACTCAGATTGAGTGTTCATCAGCGTCGTGAATATGCGCAAACGGCCCGTTGATAGGAGTGTCCATACTTCGTAGAGACCGGGCTCAACCGCGTTTATCGCGGGCGTCAACTTTAGGTTTAGTTGTCGATAGCTGGTGATTAGCTGCTCGCCGTCACTCTGGCTGCGGCCCCTCGCGGCGGGGTCGATCGCTCCCTTGATCCAATCCCCACGGGCCTTGATCGATGTCGCGTGTATCGTCGGTATGGCCTGCCCCATGTAATGTTCGGCATATGCGTAGATCACACCGTCTGCCGGGTCTTGTGCGCCCCAGATACAAGCCGTCCGGTTCCAACCCACATCAAGTGCATATCCGCGCTTCCAAAAACTTGGGATGGCGAAGGGTTCACAGGTAACCTCTTCCAGCGGAACAGGGTAGATGGCGCCGGACCCCAGCGATGGGGTGCCTTTGCTCCGCGCATCCCGTAGGTGCGGCGGCGTCGAGGCGAGCAATTCAGCTTTGGCCCTTGGTGACAGGTGGGGCACGTCGTCCCAGCCTGCGTTCACCATGTATTTGGACGGGCTGACTTGTCCCATTGGATAGATCACCCCTTTGTTGGTTGTTGCTCGCTCCGTCATTCGCCCTTTCAAAACCAACGCCGCAATACAATCGGCGCAGGCTGGTCAGGGTGAGCGTTGACGCGGGTTCTCCCGCGCATGACAGTTTGTTACCAAGGGCGAGCGGCCCCGGTCAGGAATCCCCGACCTACGAATATCTAATCTTGTGCCGTTGGCAGCATGTCCTGCGGCAGAAAACTTATGACTACGGCGCTCATGCCCTCAAGCGGCGTGAACGTCAGCATGATCAACCCATCGGTTGTGGCGGTGCGGATAAGACACTCGCCGTAAATGTCCTCTGGCGGTTCTTCATCAAGCCATATGGCGTCTTTCGACGTGCCCTCGAAGGATCCTCTGCCCTGCTGGTAGCTCTTGAGCCCCAACTCGGACCAGCCGCCAGATATGTGGCGAACCTTGATCTTGTCGGCCAGGTCGTTGACGCCTTGTTTCCAAGTCAGCGCACCGAGCCTCTTGCCCGGTATAACGCCAGTGCCATCGAAGCCCTTGCGACCCCCGCCTAAGCTGGTGATGTTGCCCAGCAAGGTGAACTGCACAATGTCGCGCGTCGTCTCGTTGGTCTTACCCGCGGCCCATGCCTTCACCGGCCTGCTGAACCTGCGACCGTTCCACCATTCTGGATACTCCCCAGTCAGGTGTGCGGCTATCTCGTAGCCACCCATCCCAAAGGTCTTTCCGACCCGGTTGGCCGCCATCGCACAGCGCTCGCGATACTTCGCCCCAGCCTCGAAGAACTCAAGGTGCTTCTGGTACTTGTGGCGGGCGTGGATGGTCGAGCCATCCGGCATATGAATGTCCTCGTCTGGGAACATGCGATAGAAAAGTTTCTGTCCTTCCCGTTTAGCAATCTCGCGCAAAGCAACCGTGGCGCGCTCAACCTGCGCTCTTTGCTCGTCTGTGAGGCCGTTCACGTCGAGGTCACGACCTGTCACCCGACAAACTGGCCATCAGCTCGGCCACAGAGAACCCCAGAGCCTCCGCAGCCTGGTCCAGCTCATGCAAAAGCTCTTTGTCGTCCTTGCTTTCGATCGTCGCGGTAAGGTCAATCCTCTGAATGTCGCCGTAAACATTAGGCTTTCGCTTGCCAGCCGTCCATTTTAGCGCATCGATAGCGACCCGCGCAGATTCAGGTTTAATCAAGCCCGAAAGCACTTGCGCGGTGATGCTGCCGATCGCATCAGCATCGGCGTCGGCCTGCGCCTCGCGCGCACGCGCGTAGTCCTGCGCGAATACAGCGTCTTTTGCCAGCCATCCGAAGACCGTTCTATACTTCGGCATGCCCTTTTTTTTGCAGATTGAGGCGAGTGATTGACCCTCTATGAGTTGGGCACAAATTTCGTCCGCAACCTTTTGGCTAAAGATCGTGGGTTGCCCTGAGGTTTTTTTGTCCGCCGCATTTTGGGGCTTTGCCTTTGGCTTGGCGGCGGCTCTGGGCTTTGCCTTACCTGATGCAGCGGCCTTTGGCTCTACTGGTGCCTTTGGGGCTTGGGGCTTTTTGGCGCGTGGCATGTGTTTCCATTTCCAAAAAAATGGCCCGCTGTCCTTTGTGGGGACGCGGGCCTAGTTGTCAGGTTGAACGCTTAGCTGCGAATGATGTGATGCGGTGCGTAGCGCCGCCGCGTTGGCGCGCTTTCGCCCCGCGTTCCGTGCCTAAACTCGCGTGTTGCATTATTACGTCTGACGGTTTCGACATTCATTGTGTTTTCTCCGCTTTAATCAGTATTTCAGCGGCTGTTTTTTGCGTCGCTTCAATTTTTGGTTGCAGTTCATCCACCAGTTCAGCGGGGAGCCAAGCTGCGACATAGCGCAACCCAGCCTTCTCAAGAAT